CTTCTGTAGGAGATCCCATGGCCATTCCATATACGCCGCAAGGGCTGACAGCCGATCAAGCTGACGGCAACATTCTGTTGACCTGGGCTGGGTCTCTTAGCGCCACCGGCTACCTAATCCAAAGAAGCACAGACGGCGTCAACTTCACGCCCCTAGTCACTGTCGGCTTGGTGACTCAATACGTCGATAGCCTGCCTGGTGTGGGCATCATGTATTACTACCAGGTTGCCGCCTTCAATGTGGACGGCACATCGGGCTATTCGGTGGCCGCGCAAATGGTGGCGGCGCCACCCAGCGAAATGTCTCTCTTTGAGCTCAGGCTGAGAAGCCAGCAGACCGCTGACCGCGTCAATTCGCAATTTGTCACAGCTAGCGAATGGAATGCCTTTCTTCGTCTGGCCATGTATGAGCTCTATGACATCTTGATTACGAGCTATGAAGACCTGTATGCTGATCAATTCGTCTTCATCAACACCAATGGCACCACTCAGAACTACCCGCAGCCTGACGGCGCCACCAACTACTTCGGCGGCACCTTCCCAAGCACGGGGTCAACCAATCCAGCCAAAGCCCTGTACAAGCTGGCGGGCATGGATCTGGGGATCAACACCAGCAACAATGCCTGGGTGACGCTCCTTAAATATGACTTCATTCAACGCAATCAGTACGTCTACCCCAACAGCACATCGACAATCTACGGCGTCTACAACATGCGCTATCGACTCATGGGCGCCAACGTCAACTTGATCCCCACGCCTTCGGGCAATCAGCAAATTAGGATGTGGTACACGCCCAAGCTCCCCGCTCTCTTGGCCGATGTGGACCTGACCACTCTAGGGGTCTCGGGCTGGCTTCGCTACCCGATTGTCAGGGCTGCAAAGTATGCCCTGGACAAGGAAGAGTCTTCAACAGCGCACCTAGACGCTGAGATCGTCTTTCTCAAGCAACGGATTGAGCAAGCGGCACAGAACAAAGACGCGGGCGTGGCCGATACGATCAGCCCGACGCGCCAAGATCCTGTCTACGGCGGCAATGGCTTTGGCTCTGGTGGGGGCTCGCAGGGCGGCTGGGTCTTCGCACCCTTAGGTCTTATTCCATGTCTTATGCAATACAATGTTGGAAATGGACCGCTGATTAACCCCGTAGATCTCCGCCAGCTGTTGCTGGGTGTATTGGCCTCTTGCGTACCGCTTGCGTATTTCTTCTACGTGCGGCCAAAGAATTTTAGCGGCGGGGTTTTCTTCTCCAAAATTCGCAACCTTTGCGCCACGCGCCTCTCGTCCTTTGGACGTTTTGTCAGCCATATTGTCGGCGGGGGAGCCCAAGAATAGATGATCTGGCCTAACACATCGGCGATTGTCACAGCGATGACAAACAAACACAGATTCTGGGATGGGTCCGAAGTGTATTTGCCACGACAACCTGTGGGCCAAGATGTCTCTTCGGCTGGCATGGGGGCCATTGGTGCAAATTCGCCCGTACCCACTTCTGTTGATGCGCTTGGTATACTCCCAGCAATGGTCACCTCGGGTGACGTTTGCCCAGAATCGGTCAAGATTGATATTCATGCGGCGGGTATAGCACGCCGTGGGCGGGTGTCAAGTGGCTGGTAATCTGTCCCCAAGTCTTCCCTGGGCGTTGGCTAACCCGAAATGGGCTGCCACGCTTAACCCCGTGCTGAGCAATCCCCTGGTTGATGGGGCGTTGCTCCAGAACGTCCAGGTTTTCACGGGCTCAAATACGATCAACCACGGCCTGCAACGCCGCCTTCGTGGTTATTTCATCGTCATGAATAGCTCACCTGTGACCTTCTACGACAGCCAGGCGACGAATCAGAAGCCAGATCTGACCTTGATTCTCAATGCCACGGGGCCGTCCACTATCAGTCTTTTCGTCTTTTAGGAGCCGTCATGGCAGACACTACGACTACCCCGAACATGAATCTGGTGCTTCCGAACGTAAGCGAGTGTCCTGGGCCCGCATGGGCTACAGACAACAACGCCGCCTTTAGTGCTGTCGATAGCCACAACCACAGCTCTGGCCAAGGCGTACCGATTACCCCGGCTGGTTTGAATATCAGCACAGATCTGACGATGGCAGGCAACAACCTGACCAACGCCAGAAGCGTGCGCTTCATGCCGCAGGGCTCCCCGCTTGCTGGCGCCGCTGACCTTGGCTGTATCTATGAGTCAGGTGTTGATCTCTACTACAATGACGGCGAGGGCAACCAAGTCAGGATCACTCAGGGCGGCAACGTCACTGGATCAACCGGCACCATTACTGGTCTACCCTCGGGCACGGCGTCAGCTTCGTTTGCTGCGGGCACCTTCACCTGGCAAGCGGCAACTAATACACCGGCTACGATGAATTCGGGGCCGCTGGTTGTCGGCGCCGCTGGGGTTGTCAACTCCAAGACTGTGACGCTGACCCCGACCAACACCTTGGCAGCCAACTACGTGCTGACCTTTCCGGCTGGTCTGCCTGGCACTGTGTCATTGGCCACCATTGACGCTGCGGGCAACATTGCTACCACGACGGCGCCCACGCTCTCTGGCGGCACGCTCAATGGTACGTATGGCGGCAATCCGACATTCAGCGGAGACCCGGTATTCAGTGGAAGCGTGACATTCAGCGGAAGCGTGGCAATCAGCAGCGGCACAGCCGCCTTTTCGGCGGGTAGTGCTGCGGCCCCCTCTATAACATTCGCGGTAGATCCTGACACTGGGATCTATTCAGAGGGAGCTAACCAGATTGGCTTTGCCACAGGCGGCGTGCGGCGTGCCGCCCTTAGTAACAACGCCATGTATTTCAGTGACGGGACAGTGGCCCTCCCATCCCTGTCATTTTTGAATGACAGCAATACCGGAATCTATAGCTCAGCGGCTGATCAAGTAGCGTTTTCAACGGGTGGGGTCAACGTTGCAAAATTCCTTGGCTCTGGTGGCCGCGTTATCAGTGGTTCGGCGGCACTACCGTCATGGTCATTTCTGGCCGACATTGACACTGGATTATATAACTCTAGTGCAGGGGCGCTTAACGTCACATGCAATGGCACCAACTCGCTTCAGGTGTCAACCGATGGCCTTGCCTCTGGCACCATTACGGCTGCTAGCTCAATCAAATGGAAGGTTTTTACGGGCACATTGGCATCAGGCGGCACAGCAGACCTAGCCTGTCCTGGGACAACCATACTCAGCATTTCCGGCTGGGTTGTGACGGGTGGTACAGCGGGCAATGTTATCTTTCAAAGTGGCAGCATTTCAGGGGCACAGCTCTGGATTGACCCCAACTTCTCTACAAATACATCTGTCCGGCTACAGAATGCTGCGGGCAGCTCTCGCGTCTATCATGCAACGATGTTCTATCAATAGGTCACATGCTCGAAAAAAAACCAATTGACGTTAGCTTCGCCGAGGGCTTGGACACCAAGACTGACCCGAAGCGCGTCACCATGGGCAAATTCGTCAAGCTGGTCAACCGCATCTTCACCAAGGGCGGCTTGCTTGAGAAGCGCAACGGCTACGGCCAACTTGCCTCTCTGCCAGATACGTCTTACTCGTATCTCACGACGTTCAACGGCAATCTGACCGCCATTGGCCAGAATATCGCGGCTTACAACACTGGCGGCGCCGATTTTGTCTCTCGGGGCTCTATCCAGCCGCTGAGCCTCAGAACACTGCCGATCCTGAGAAACAACCTCAACCAAAGCGCGGCTGATTCAGTGGTTGCCGCCAATGGCTTGGTGTGTACGGTCTACCTAGAGACCAATGGCATCACGACTACCAATAAGTACGTGGTGGCTGACTCTGTGACAGGTCAGAACATTGTGGAGCCTACGGTCATCCCCGTCATGTCCGGTATACCCACCGGGGGCATGCGCGTTTTCATCCTGGGCAACAATTTTGTCATCGTCTTCACCAACGTAATCACGGGCACGCCACACCTTCAGTATGTGACCGTCAACCTCTCTGATCCGACGCTGGTAGGCACCAACACCGACATTGCCTCCAACTACTCCCCGACAACCACGCTGTCTTGGGACGCGGTAGTTGCCAACAACGTGCTCTATATCGCCTGGAATAACACAGCGGGTGGCCAGTCAATCAAAGTCACATCGCTAACCAGCGGTCTTATTCTGGCTACGCCCGTGACGTTCGCCACGTACAAGGCAACGGTCATGAGCGTGACAGCCGATGTTTCAACGCCGACTAGCCCAGTCATCTACGTGAGCCTCTATGACTCGGGGTCTACCAACGGCTACTCGCTAGCCGTCAACTCACTCTTGAACACGCTGATGGCTCCCCAGCTGATCACCACCGGGGCGTCTATCGTCAACATCACTTCAGCGGCTCAGAATGGCGTGCTGGCGGTCTATGCTGAGGTTGCGAACAACTACGCCTTTGATAGCTCAATCCCAACGCACTACATTGCGGCGGTTGAGGTAGATCTGGCTGGCCCGGTGGTACACGCGCCGTTTGTCTCTGTGCGAAGCGTCGGGCTGGCATCCAAGGCGTTTATTGTCGGCGGCACTATCTACTATCTGGCGGCATACCAGAGCCCATACCAGTCAACGTACTTCCTGGTTAACGGGCAATTCAGCACCGAAGCGGCCCCGATCTTGGCCGGGAAGCTGGCTTACAGCAACGGTGGCGGCTATCTGCCCACGGGGCTTCCGGGCGTCACGGTCTTTGGCGCTTCGGCGTGGATAGCCTATATCTTCAAAGACCTAATTCAGGCGGTCAACAAAAACACCAATGTACCAGCAGGCAATCAGACGGCGGGCGTCTACTCTCAAACGGGCGTCAACCTCTCTACTTTCACATTTGGCACAAGCCATCTGGATACGGCGGAGATTGGCGCTAACCTTAATCTGTCTGGCGGCTTCCTCTGGATGTATGACGGGTATCTGCCTGTAGAGCAAAATTTCTTCGTGTGGCCTGACACCGATCAAACGACGCCCACCGATACAGCGGCATGGTCCACCACGGGTGGCAGCATGGCGTCACACCCGCAAGGCGGCTCTACGCCTGATCCAAACCCAAAAGCCTACTTCTACCAATTCACCTATGAATGGACCGATAACCAGGGCAACGCCTTTCGGTCTGCCCCGTCAATCCCCATTGCTGTGACTACCACCGGCACCGGGAATACAGGCACCGTCACGCTCAACATTCCGACCTTGCGCCTGACGATGAAGACGGCTAACCCCGTCAAGATCGTCATTTATCGCTGGTCTGTGGGGCAGCAGGAGTATTACCAAGTCACCAGCATTACAACGCCGTTGCTCAATGACACGACGGTTGACCAGGTGACCTTTGTTGACACGCTGTCAGATGCCTCAATCCTGGGTAACAACCTGATTTATACGACAGGCGGCGTGGTGGAAGATGTCAGCCCGCC